GGCCGGGGTGAGCGAGGAAGAACTGGCGGACTTCAGCCGGGACATCGTGCATGTGGTGGGGCGGCTGAACAGCGACACCTTTATGCCGCTGCAGACCAGCGTGCTGAGCGGCAACTGCATCACCTACCGGGACGACCGGGTGAACGAGCTGAAGGAGGTCAGCGGCAACCGGGACGTGAGCCAGGGCGGCACTACCAGCGGCCTGACCGCGGCCAGCGCCATTGCGGCCCTGCAGGAAGCGGGCAGCAAGCTGAGCCGGGACATGCTGAAAAGCGCGTACCGCTCCTTTGCGAAGGAGTGTTACCTGATCATTGAGCTGATGCGCCAGTTCTACGACGAGCAGCGGGTGTTCCGCGTTACCGGAGAGACGGGGCAGACCGAGTACACCCCCTTCAGCGCGGCGCAGCTGCGGGCCGTGCCGGGCGGCGAGATCGGCGGGGTGCAGCTGGGCGACCATGAGCCAGTGTTTGACATCACGGTGAGTGCGGCCAAGAAGAGCACCTTCAGCCGCCTTTCTCAGAACGAGACGGCGAAAGAGTGCTACCAGATGGGCTTCTTTGCGCCGGCCAACGCCGACGCGGCCCTGGCGGCGCTGGACATGATGGACTTTGAAGGCATTGAGAAGGTGCGCCAGCGGGTGAGCGAGAACGGCACGCTGTACCAGCAGCTCCAGCAGATGGCGCAGCAGATGCAGAAAATGGCGGCCATCATTGACCAGCAGAACGGCACCAACGTGAGCGAGGCGGCAGGAGCGGCTGCGCAGGCGGCGGGCAGCACGGGTGGCGGCAGCGGCAGCAGCAATGTGACCCGCAGCACCACCAACAGCCTGGGCGCTGCGGTGGGCGAAGGGAACAACAGTCTCTCGACACAGGCGGCCAAGCGGGCCATGGATGCGAACAACCCGAACAAAGAATGACGGGGGACGTTCTCTTTTGCCGCACAAAAGAGAACCAGAAAAGCGCCAGCGATTTCGACGCGCTGGACCCACGAGAAAGGGGCTGCTCGCCCCTTTCAGACCCCAAAGAAGAAGTCGAACCGGAAAAAAGCTAGCCGCTGCGCTTAACGCTTTTTTCTCGGCTCTCCGATTGGAACAGGAACGACAGGAGGAAAACGGCGTGATCAAAGTGGAAATGATGCAGACCGACAAGGGCTATAGTGTAGCAGCAAGCGGCCACGCAGACTATGCACCCAAAGGCCAGGACATTGTGTGTGCGGCAGTGAGCGTGCTGCTGCAGACGCTGGCCAACAAGGTGGAGGAGGCTGCACGGCAGAAGCAGCTGGAGAGCAGCTGCGTGCAGCACGGTGAGTCTTTTGTGGTGCAGGCAAAGCCCAGCGGCGGCATGACCGGAATCATGGTTGCTGCATGGTACGACTTTGTGGAGGAAGGGCTGAGCGAGCTGGCCGGGCAGTACCCGGACCATGTGGAGTTGTACATTTACGATGACAGCGACGGCTGCGATGCGCCGGAAAAGGCACTGAACCTGCAGAAATTTGCCGAAGGTGGAGACGGCGGCGCAGGTGCCGCAGAGGGCGGTGCGGCGGAAGCGGAACCCCCGGCGGTGCAGGCACCGGCTTTGCGGCCGGCGCAGGAGCGGCTGGCACGGCGCAGCGGGGCGCTGAAGGGCAAGGCGGCAGGCGGGGAGAAACTCCCCCAGCCGCCTGCGGGCGGCAGCCCCCTCAAGGAGGGGGCCTCTGGCAGTGAGAGTGACCCGGCGGAAGCGGAGAAGCACCAGGAACCTGCCAAGGAGCCCAAGGCCGAAAAGACCCCGGAGGAGCGCCGGAGAGCCTTTGGCGAGATGGTGCAGGGCGAATACAGCGACGTGTTCCAGGAGATGATGCAGCGGGCCATTGATAAGGCCACGGAGAACATCCGGCAGAATCCGCAGGTGGCGCGGCTGACCCAGGCACTGGCCAATGCCTACGGCGTGGACACCGATGACATGGACGGCCTGATCGAGGCGGTGGAGAACGGCCGCGTGAAGGACGAGAAATATTACGAGGACCTGGCCCAGCAGCGGGGTGTGAGCGTGAAAACGGCCCGGGAGCTGGACAAGATGGAGAGCGACCTGAAGCGCAGCAACACCCGCAACGCGCAGCTGCAGGCCATGCAGCAGGAAGCGACCCGCCAGCAGCGGGTGAGCCAGATCCAGGCACAGTGGGAGGCCCAGGCCGCCCAGCTGAAGACCCAGTACCCGGATTTTGAGCTGCAGGAGGTGCTGGCCAACGAGCAGGTGGCCGACCTGATGCGCCGGGGCGTGAGCCTGCCGGACGCTTACCGGGCCGCCTACTTTGACCACATCATGCAGCAGGCCACGGCCCAGACCGCCCAGAAGGTGGAGCAGGGCGTGGCGGCACGCATCCAGCAGAGGGCCGGCCGGCCCGGCGAGAACGGCACCCGGCCCGGCGGCGCGGTGACCACCCATGTGGACGTGGCCAGCATGAGTCGCCGCCAGCTGGAGGACCTGGAACGCAGGGCACGCCGGGGCGAGAAGATCACGCTGTAACGACTTCCCACACGAGGGTGTGAGAACATAAACCTTTGAAGGAGGACCAAACCATGAAATGGAAGAAGTTGAACCTGCAGCTGTTTGCGGATGCGCACGAGCAGCTGCAGAACACCACCGGCAGCTCCGGCATGAGCGCCGAGATGAAAACCTTTTACGAGCGCCGCCTCATCGACCAGGCGCTGCCGGCGCTGGTGCATGACCAGTTCGGCGACAGCTACCCGATCCCGGCCAACAACGGCAAGACCATCGAGTTCCGCAAGTATGACGCGCTGCCCAAGGCCACCACGCCCCTGACCGAGGGCGTGACCCCGGAAGGCCAGGCCCTGACCGTGACCACGGTGACCGCTGAGGTGCACCAGTACGGCGGCTGGGTGCCCCTGACCGACATGGTGCAGATGACCACCATTGACAACAACGTGGTGCAGGCCACCAGCGTGCTGGCCAGCCAGTCCGGCCGCACCATGGACACCATCGTCCGGGACATTCTGGCCGGCGGCACCAACGTAATCTACGCCCCCAAGGTGAGCGACGGCGTTGAGACCCCCGTGACCAGCCGTGCGGGCCTGGACGCCACGGCCCAGCTGACGGTGGACCTGATTGAGCAGGCGGTGGCCCAGCTGAAGGTGCAGAATGCTGACCCCATCGGCTCTGCCGGCGGCAGCTATGTGTGCATCATCCACCCGTACACGGCCTACGACCTGAAGAAGGACCCGGCCTGGGTGGAGGCCCACAAGTACGCCAGCCCCGAGGAGATCTTTGAGGGCGAGATCGGCAAGATCGGCAACGTGCGCTTTGTGGAGACCAGCGAGGCAAAGATCTGGACGGGCACCGGCTGCCCCAGCGGCCTTGCGGTGTTTGGCACCCTGGTGCTGGGCGCCCACGCCTACGCCACCACCGAGCTGGAAGGCGGCGGCCTGCAGCACATTGTGAAGCAGCTGGGCTACGGCGACGACCCGCTGAACCAGCGCGCCTCTGTGGGCTGGAAGGCCGTGAAGACCGCCGAGCGCCTGAGCGAGCAGTACATGGTGCGCATTGAGAGCTGCAGCGCACGCTACAGCGCCAAGGCGAAGGCAAACTGAGGAACGGAGGATGAACACAAAATGGCAGTGAAGAAGGAAACCGCCCAGCAGGCTGCAGAAGCAGCCACCCAGGACACCAAGGACGTGCAGGCGGAAAAGCGTGACACCGAGGTGATCCACCTGTTCAAGGACAACGGCCGCTACTCCAGCGCCCGTTTTGTGAGCGTGAACGGCGAGGCGTACCTGATCCAGCGCGGCGTGGACGTGGAGGTGCCTGCGGCGGTGGCCGAGGTGCTGCGCCACAGCGAAGAGATGGACAACGCGGCCAACGCAAAGATCGAGGCGGCCCAGGCGGCGGCGCAGAACGTGCCGGCACTGCAGAAGCTGTAAGAACAACGTGAAGAGAACACCCGGTACGGCAGGCACTTGCTGTGCCGGGTGTTTTTGCTAAGGAGGCGGAACGATGACAGCCGGAAAGGCGATAGAACTTTGCGACCAGATGCGGCCGAACAACGACTTTGGGGACGAGATGAAGCAGATGTGGATGCGCCAGTGCGACGGCAGACGGTGGTGAACCGCTCGGCCTGCGGCGATTTTGACGCCGTGGGCGCGGACATGGCCGGGGACGGGCTGGAGTATGACACCCAGCTGCTGGCACCGGATGCCTTCAGCGCACTGTACCAGCACTGGCTGTGCGCCCAGATGGACCTGGCCCTGGGCGAGACGGCCCGGGCGGTGAACGAGCTGCAGATGTACAGTGACTACTGCCAGGAGTTTGCAGCCTGGATGCGGCAGAAATACCCCCCGGCGGGCGGGGTACAGTGGAGGTACTGAGAGATGATCGACGGGACGAACCTGAACCAGCTGACCGGCAGCCGCCAGCTGCTGCGGGCCTTTGGGGGCATCAACGAGACGTACAGCTGCAGCGAGGCGGAGCTCTCGGCGGCGCTGAATTTCTCCGGCCGGGGATTTCCGGCGCTGCAGACCCGGGCCCTGCGCAAAAAGGTGCGGGACGTGGAGAAGGTGAACGGCATGTACCACCTGAACGGGCTGCTGATCTGCCGGGGCACGGGGCTGGAATATGCCCCGGACGGGCAGACCGGCCGCACGGCGGCGGTGACGCTGGAGAATGTGCTGACGGACGACCGCAAGGCGCTGGCCGGCATGGGCAGCAAGGTGCTGATCTGGCCGGACAGGCTGGCCTTTGACACCGAGACCGGCCAGCTGGAGCCGCTGGGGGCAAAGTGGGAGCTGGGCGACCGCAAAATGACCGTGTGCCCCTGCGACACGGAGGGCAAGGTGTACGAGGTGGCCGGTGCAGGCGACACGGAGCCGGAGAGCCCGGAGGACGGGCAGCTGTTTTTGAAGGGCGAAGCCGGGAACCTGTACGACTATGAGAGCGTGCTGGAAAAGTGGAGCGCCAAGAGCGGCAAGTGGGTGCAGGTGCTGGTGAACACGGTGCGCATGACCTGCCCGGGGATCGGGAGCCTGCTGAAGGAGGGCGACACGGTGACCCTGACCGGCATGCCGCAGGCGGTGTGTGACGCGCTGGCGGCAGACCTGAACGGAGAGATCGTGGTGCAGGCGCTGGAAGGAGACGACCTTGTGGCCAGCCTGACTCCAGCCCAGGACAGCAGCCGGTACTATGGCAGCTGGACGGTGACGGCCACGGGCACCAGCTGGCGCAGCCTGGACGGGGTGCGCACCGAGAACGAGGGTCTGGCCGTGAGCATCACGCTGGAGCGGCGGGTGCCGGAGCTGGACTTTGTGACGGAGCAGGGCAACCGGGTATGGGGCTGCAGCAAGAAGGAGAACACCATTTACGCCTGCCGCCTGGGCGACCCCACCAACTGGTACAGCTACCGGGGCATTGCAGCGGACAGCTACGCCGTGAGCGTGGGCAGCGACGGCACTTTTACCGGCGCGGCCAGCTGCATGGGGTATGTGCTGTTCTTCAAAGAGAACTGCATCCACAAGCTGTACGGCTCCAAACCCAGCGACTACCAGCTTTCCAGCGTGCGGTGCCGGGGCGTGGCAGCCAACGCCGCCCACAGCCTGTGCGTGCTGAACGAGACGCTGTATTACCTTTCGCCCGGCGGGGTGATGGCATGGGACGGCAGCCTGCCCAGCAAGGTGTCCGGCGCGCTGGACACCGGGAAGCTGACGGGAGCCGCGTGGTGCGCTGCTGGAAGCCTGGACGCGCGGTATTACCTGTACCTGCGCCGCCAGGGGGACAGCGCCGGGCGGCTGCTGGTGTACGACACGGAGCGGGGCCTGTGGCACGAGGAGAGCGCCGTGGGTTACGAGATGGCCAGCACCGGCCGGCAGCTGTACCTGTGGGACGGCCGGGCCCTGTGGGCGGCAGACCCCGACCGGGAAACAGAAGGGGAAGCCGAGGCGGCGCTGCAGTTTGAAGCGGTGAGCGGAGACATTGGACTGACCGAGACGGATGACAAATACATCAGCCGGATCACCCTGCGGCTGAAGCTGAGCGGCACGGGGCAGATCGCTTTGCGGAGCATGGTCTTTACGCTGGCAGGCACCACCGGCGGCCGGGTGACCGGGGCCGGGCCGAGAAAGTGAGGGATGAACATGGCGAGTTTAGCGGGGCTGAACGGCATCAGCCTGCCCAGCTTTGGCAGCAGCATGGACCCGGAGGACGCCCGGGCGCTGCGCAACTACCTGTACCAGCTGCAGGAACAGCTGGGCTACGTGCTGACCAACCTGGACAGCGAGAACATGAGCGAGAATTTTTTGAGCAGTAAGGGGGAGACGGAATGAGCAGACTGAGCAATGCCCGGACGGAACTGGAGAACTACGAAAAGACCCGCCCGGCGGACTATGTGAGCCAGTACCAGCCGAAGATCAAGGACGTGATGGGCCAGCTGGACGGCATGAAAGAATTTGACTACGACCCGGACGCCGACACGGCCTACCAGCAGTACAAGAGCCAGTACACCCGCTCGGCCAAGCTGGCGAACCAGAACGCCCAGGCCAACGCGGCGGCCCAGACCGGAGGCTACAGCTCCAGCTACGGCACCCAGGCGGGCCAGAACGCCTACACGACCACCATGAACAACCTGGACAACGTGCTGAACAGCCTGCAGGACCAGAGCCGCAGTGAGTACACGGCCAAGCGCACCGGGCTGGAGAGCCGGCTGAGCGGACTGCAGAATGCGGAAAAGCAGGACTACCAGAATTACCAGAACGACTACAGCAACTGGCTGAACGGCCTGCAGTACCGGCAGAACCAGTACAACAGTGCATCCAGCGAACACCAGCAGCGCACCAGCAATGTGCTGAACGGCATCCTGAGTGCGGTGGGGCTGGCGGCACAGATTTTGCCGTGGTTCTTTGTGTAAGGAAAGGAAAAGCAGATGGGAACGATCACGAGACTGAACACGGCAAAGAAGAAGCTGGCCCAGGCCGAACAGGCTATGCCGGGGGCCTACCAGAACAACTACACGGACAGCATCAACCAGAAGCTGGGGCAGCTGGCGGATGCCAGCCTGACCGGCAGCACCGGCGTGGACACGGACGCCCTGAACGCTGCCTACCAGCAGTACCGGGCCAACAGCGTGGCCAACGCCCAGAACGGCGCGGCAGCCGCTGCCGGCACGGCCAATACCCTGGCGGGCGGGTACGGTGCGGACTGGGCCAAGACGGCGGCGAACCAGGCGGCAGAGGAGCAGATCGCAGGCGTGGACAACAGCCTGAGCAGCCTGCGGGCGGACGCTTTGCAGAACTGGAAGCAGAAGATGAGTGACACCACCAGCGTGCTGGACGACCTGCTGGGCCAGCAGAGCCTGGAACGCAGCGAGTATGACGGCAGCGTGAGCAATGCCCAGAACTGGCGGGACTACCTGAGCAGCCGGGTGGACACGGCACGGCAGGAGAACACGAACTTCTGGAAGAACGTATGGACCGGCGTGAAGGGCGTGGGGAGCGCGGTGTGGAACGGCTACCAGAACTATGAAAAGTACGGGCAGCAGAAACTGCAGATCCAGGCGCAGGGATACCAGATGGCGCAGGAAGCGTACAACAGCGGAAACCCGGATCAGGCCCGGCAGATCATGGAGATGTACGGGCTGGACAGCACGCAGGTGGACAAGTGGACGGAAAGCTACACGACCCGCCAGAACAAGGTGAACGGCCTGACCGAGGCGCTGAGCTTTGCAAAGGCCGGGAGCATGGACGCGGCACGGGAAGCGCTGCGGCAGTACGGGCTGGACGAAACGATCCTGGACACCTGGCAGGGCATGACGGACGTGGAGAAGGACCAGATGGATGCGGCGCTGAACGCCATGAGTGCATCGGCCAGCGGCAACAACTCCGCCAAGAACACGATCCTGCAGCTGGCAGGCCTGGACACGGGCGCGGTGGACGATTACGACACCGTGGCCGGGCGGCTGAACAGCTCGAACCTTGCATACCAGCAGGCGCTGCTGGGACTGCAGCAGCGGTACAAGACCACGGGCACCGGAAGCACGAGAAGCGGTGGGAGCAGCTCGGGAAGCAAGAGCGGCGGCTACACGACCAGCCAGCTGCAGCAGATGGCAAACAAATTTTCCAGCATGAAGGGCACCGAGCCCCTGTACGACTTTTACAAGCGGACCCTGACCAATGCGGGATGGATCAAGGCAGACACCGGCACCAAGGCCAGCACCCAGAGCGCGGCGGGAGGAACCGGAGCGGGAAAGGCGGGAACCACGACCAGCAAGCTGCCGGCAGCGACCACCAAAACGCCGTGGAGCACCAGCGGCACGGTGGACGGCGTGGCGGGGGCGTCGGTGAGCATGGCCAGCCCGAAAGGCGGCAATTACAATATGGCGCTGCGAGAAGCACAGCAGATGGCAAACAATGGCTATGACATGGCCCAGATCACCGAGTATCTGATCCGGAAAAATTACAGTGACAGCACCATCAGTCAGGTGTCGCAGACTATGGGATGGTAAAGGAGGAGCAACATGAGCCTGAGTGTAGAACAGGTGCGCCAGATGCGGGAGCAGATTAAAGCGAATGACGCCGCAAAAACCGCAGCCCAGAAGAAGACGACGACCCAGACGGCCAAGACCACCCCGGCGGCACCGGCAGCCAAGAGCGCCGGCACGGGCCTGAGCGTGGCCCAGGTGGCGCAGATCCGCAGCCAGATGACGGCTGCCCCCGCCAGCACCAGCCGCCTGCAGACGACGGCCAGTACCCCGGCCTGGACCGGCGGCACGCGGCAGGTGCTTGGCACGGTGAGCGCGGACGCTCTGGGCAAGCAGGTGCTGGCAGACATGACCAGCGACACGGGCAGCCCGGTGGCCACGGACCGGCAGGAGGACTACGAACCGGACTGGAACTATGTTGGCAGCGACAACGCCCCGAAACAGCGGGCCATTGCGCAGGGCACCTACGGCAGCTACGCCAAGGCGGCGCAGAAGGTGGGAAACGCCCTTGCCAAGGACCGGCAGACCGACCGCTTTGACGAGCTGAACCAGTGGATGGACGAAAGCCCCCGGCACCGGGAGGTGGTGGACCTGCTGCGGCAGAAGGAGTACACCACTCAGGAGGACAAGGGCGTTGCCCCGGAGCAGGCCGTGCAGGTGACCGGTACAAAGCAACGGTACAGCCCCGGAGACCTTTTGAAGATGGGGTACACGGCCCAGGAGATCGACGAGGCCCGGGCATACATCCGGGAATATGATGCCTTGCCGGTGACTGACCGGGCGGTGCGCCGCACGGCGGACACCACGAAGGGCATTGCAGCCACGGTGGCGTCGGCGGTGCCCATGGCGGGCGAGATGACCACCCAGGGCGTGAAGGACATCCGGGCTACCCAGAAAAACGAGGCGGCGCTGGACAAGGAACTGGAAGGCGATGCCCGTGGCAAGGAACTGAAAGACCGGATCACGGCGGTGGACATGGACTATAACCCCCAGTACACCGACGAGGATCTGCGCGGCATGGGCTACAGCCAGAGCGAGATCGACGAAATGCGCAGCCGCATTGCCGGGACGGTGCAGAAAACGGCGCTGGATAAAGACACGAGCCTTGGCTACCAGCTGTACCACTACGGCCAGCAGCGCACGGAAGCGGCCCAGGCGGGCATGAGCCCGGCGGCCAAAACAGCCATGGGCGTTGCCACCAGCGCGGCGGAGAACCTGGCTGTTGCGGGCGTGAGCCCCTACCTGGTGCTGCCGGTGCTGAGCGCCCAGGGCGCGGCCGAGAGCATGGGCCAGGACGTGGAGAAGGGCACCAGCGTCGGCCAGGCTGTGGGCGTGGGCCTTGCAAAGTTTGGCGCAGGCTGGGCCATCAACAGCGTGGGCGTGGCGGACATGGCCCGCAGCATGGGCGTGGACTATGCCCGGGACACGGTGGCCGGAAAGCTGGCCGATCTTGTGCGCAGCTCGAAGCTGGTGAGCGGGCTGGGCAACAGCCAGCTGGCCGCCAACACGATCTCCGGCGGCGTGGACAATGCGGTACAGGCCTTTGTGGAGACCTATGCGGACAAGATCATTGATGCCACGCTGGGCGGCGACCAGCAGGCCGCCGACGAGCTGCTGCAGAGCGACACCTTTTTGCAGGCGCTGCAGAGCGGCCTGACGGGTGGTGCCTCCGGCGCCCTGGGCGGTGCCGTGGGCACGGGGCTGGGTGCCATGAGCCGGACGCTGGACGCCCGGGCCGGAACCGAAACGGCTGCCCCGGTGCAGGCGGACACCGAGAGCCGGGCGGCGGATGCCGCAGCGGCGCAGCGGGCGCTGGAAGCGCGGGCCATGGAGCCGGGAGAAGCTGCACGGCAGCAGGCAGACCAGGCCGCCGCCGTGCAGCAGACGGACAATGCAGATGCTGCGGAAACAACTGCCCAGAAGGATGCGGCCTCGGCGGTGCGCAGCGAGAACCCGGCGGTGCAGCAGCTGGCGGCCGCCCTGCAGGCGGACAACCTGACGGGCAAGACCATCAACCTGTTCACCCCGAACGCGGCCAACGAAGCAAACCGGGCGGCCTTTGCGGAGGAGTACGGCATGGAGCTGCCCGCCACGGCCAGCGAGACCCGGAAAGCCCTGCGCACGCTTGCCCAGCAGCAGACTGCCGAGCAGGCCATGCAGCAGGAGGCGGAGGCTCCTGGCACAAATGTCAGGAACAAGGCAGCGCAAGTGAAGAACCCTGCCGCCGATCAGCGCCAGAGCACTGTGGAAAAGGCCGGGGAAACCGTGGAAAGCGGGCAGGGCTACAGCGTGAGCATGAGCAACGACACCATGACGGTGCGCTTTGCGGACGGCACGGAAGCGGTGCGGACGGTAGACCCGGAAAACCCCAGGACTATGCTGTTTGACCCGGAACAGCTGCACCAGCAGGCGCAGGCGGAAAGCCGGGCCGCTGCGCAGCAGGAAGCACAGGAGACGACACAGC